GGGAGCATTGAAATAACGTCGGACAGGCTTGTCGCGTTGGCCGAATTTGTCAGGTTCCCACCAGACCCAGTACCATTAGCGCCATTTCTTGTGGCGGCGGAGTCAGCCCCGGTTAAGCCCCTGATGCCCCCAGTGCAGGAAATAGTGTCCACAGTTGTTGTCCCACCAGAAACTCCAGCGGTGGTATTGCTCCCTGCACCACCAGCACCCACAGCATAGGTGACAGTTGATCCGGGGGTGACAGTTAGTTTGGATGCGGCGAAACCGCCAACTCCTCCAAACCCCCCCGGTGTGCTGCCCGATCTGACGGTGTTACCTGCGCCTCCACCGCCACCGCCGCCAACAGCCAAAACAAAAAGCGTAGTGACGCCAGCAGGGACAGTGAAGCTTGTCCCTGACGTCTGAACACTGATGTTTTGCAACCCAGACAACTCAACAATAGCCTGAGCCGTGCGAAGCGGCGTCATGAGGGTGGTGTTGTCGGTCCCAGCCTCCGCCTGCGCCTGAGATGCAAGAGTGGCGGCGACTGTCGGGGCTCCTGCGGCTCCCGTTCCGTTGGTTACAGTGATGCCCGTCCCAGCCGTCAGGGTGCGCTTGGTGAACGTGTCCGTCCCGGTCTGCACAACCAAGCCTGCGGTCGCGTCAAGCCCAGCCAGCGCGGTCAGCGTGGCGTCGGACGCCTGCTTCGCGTTGAGTTGCGTCTGAATTGCGGAGGTGACGCCGTCCACGAAGTTTAGCTCGGCGGTAGAGAGCGTTGCCCCGTCGAGGATGTTCAGCTCGGCGGCAGTGGAGGTAACTCCAAGGCTTGCGAGAGCCTGAGCAGGAGTCTCAAGCACCCATGCCGTGCCGTTTCCGACAATGAAGTTGTCGGCTGTGGGCGCAAGGGCCGCGATCTGGTCAAGGTTGGCGTCCCACGCTTGCACGTTGGTGCCGATGGCAACGCCGAGGTTGGTCCGTGCGGTGCCAGCATCAGAAGCGCCTGTGCCACCATCGGCAACAGCCAGATCGGTGATACCAGTGATCGAGCCGCCAGTGATTGCCACAGATGCGGCGCTCTGGGTGGCAATCGTTCCAAGACCGAGGTTGGTTCTAGCAGTCGCAGCATCAGATGCCCCGGTTCCGCCATCAGCGACGGCCAGATCGGTGATACCAGTAATCGATCCGCCAGTGATGGAGACAGATGAAGACGCCTGAGTGGCGATGCTTCCGAGGCCTAGCGAGGTCCGCGCCGTCGCGCCGCTCTCTGCAACCCAAGTCGTTCCGTTCCCGACAATGAAGTTGCCGTCGGTCACCGCGAGGGCAGCAATTGCTGTAAGCTCTGCGTCATAAGCCTGCACGTTGGTGCCAATAACCAACCCGAGGTTGGTTCTAGCAGTCGCGGCGTCAGATGCACCGGTTCCGCCGTCAGCGACGGCCAGATCGGTGATGCCCGTGATCGAGCCACCAGTGATCTTTACCGAGCTCATTGCAAAGTGGTCGGTCAAGTTCGCGACCGCGGCTCCTGCGCCACCGCCGTTTGCATAAATGACCGCCGAGTCACCCGTGGCGATGGTGACGTTTCCACCAGAACCCTGCGTGAACACCACGCTCTGGGCGGTGGTGTTGTTGACGAAGTAAACCTTGTCGGCATCGTTCGGGGAGATGGTGATCGTGTGGGTGCCGCTCGGGCTTCCCCCAAGAACAAGAAGGCGATACTGGCCGTCGGAAACAAGTCCGTCGGAGGTGGTCAGAGTCGAAGAGGTCCCTGAAAGGCTAAGAGACAACACGCCGTTGATGGCGACGTCGAGAATGTCCATGTTGTCGTTGACGAGATCGCCCCAGACGCCATCTTCTTCGCCATCAGCCGGTTTAATGATGCCGAGGTTCGGTGTGTAACTTCTGGCCATTGTACATCCTCACGCAGAGATTTCTGACCACGACGATCCGGGAGACGGATTGGTGGGCGTCCATGAATTTATAGCACTTGGGCTTACCTCCGTCCACCCTGAGCCGGGGGAGGGGTCGATATTCGACCAAGGGGCGGAAGAGGACGGATTTAAGGGGTCCCAAGCCGTTCCCGGAGCAGGAACCACAGGCCCCCAAACAACCACACTTCCGACCCGGCCCTGTGCGGAAACACCCGAAAGAACGACACGAGCGTTGCCGCGCACCGTCACGGTTCCAAGGGCACTCGTTCCACTGAGGCCTGAAACCTCGACGTCTACTGTCGTAAAGACAAACACGCTTCCAAGAGACGATGTCCCCAAGACGCCTGCGACAGAAAAAACGGCCGATCCGGTGACGATGACAGAGCCTGTAGCTCCTGAGGCGGAAACGCCCGTTGGAGACACCGTCGCGCCTGCCGTGACAGTAACGTCACCCAGTGCAGATGCGGCCTCAATCCCCGTGACTTCGGCGATTGTGACGCCCGCAGCGTAGACTTCTCCGAGGGCGGTTGCGCCCTCGACGCCGTCCACCGAAATGATGCTTTCTGACTCTGCAATGACCGTGCCAAGTGCGGTGGCCGCAGATACTCCAGTGACCGCAGCAATGGCCCCGGCATTGACGGAGACATCCCCGAGGGCGGAGGTTCCGGAAACACCAGAAACGTCAACGGAAGCCGTTCCGGTAACAGTTACCGAACGAACGCTGCCCGAGGCCGACACCCCGGAAACGGTGACGTTAGCGTTGGCTGCTACAGTGACAGAGCCCAGTGCACTGGTGCCTGAGACCCCTGTCGGTTGAACGAGAGCCGTTCCTGTTACAGTGACGGAACCGAGCTGGCCAGCGGCCGAAACTCCGGTAGCCTCGACGGGGATGGCCTCGCCCCACGCTCCGGAGGACCAAGTGCCACGGCCCCATCCCGTAAGGGTCGTGTTAGCCATGGCACCGTCCTATCTTAGCTGATGCGGATGATCGCGTTCGATGCGTCCGCTGTCGGGAACTGGATGGTAAAAGTGCCTGTGGTAGAGGTCTTGTCAGACCCAAAGTCGAGGACTGCCACAGCGGCGTTGGTATATGTGTGCGCCGGGGTCGTGTTATAGATCAGAGCGCCTCGCGCCGTGATGGTTGCCGAGGTAAACGACAGGTCGGAGAAGTCCGTGAACGCCGTGGTGCCCGAGGTGGTGGGGCTGATATTGGTCAGGGTGCCGCCGCCCGCCGCATAGGTGCCAGAGTTGGCGACCTCATTGGTGGCCGAATAGGCGGTCGTGGTGGCGTCCAAAGTGGCAGAACTGGTGTACAGAGCCAGCTTGAACGTGTCCCCGCCACTGGAGCGGAAGTCGTGAACCCCTTCAAGAAGCTGGTCCTTGAACGAAGTGCACATTGCTTGAGTGATGGCCAAGGGAGCCTCCTATAGCTTGCGAATGGCGTCAGCCAGTTGTGGGTGGCCCGCGTCTACCAGTGCATTATACACCGTAACGCGGTCGTTGGTAACTGCCTCTTTCATGTAGTGCGTGACCACATGCACGATGGCGGCGCGGAAAGCTTTTGCCTGCTCACGGATGGCCGGGTGGGCGTCCTCAGAGACACTGATCAGCCGATTCGCACAAAGCTCTGCAAGCTCCTCGGGCGTGTGCCCGCGACCGTCCGTGGTCATGACGCTGACGACCGGGGTCGAAGGAAGATTCATGGAGGCTGCGAACATTACTGCTTACCTCGAAGAACCATGCCAGTGCGGTACTCGTCGGTGACCTGTTTGGCCTCTCCCAGCATCTTCAGCCCGGCAAGGGATTCTTGGAAGCGCTTGTCGTAGTTGGCAAGCAGGTCAGGCTCCCCTTTGAGGAACAGGTAGGCCTCGATCATTGCCCCGTAGAACAAGGTCAGTTCGGCGTTGATGCTGAGCCACGTCGTGCCACTGTCCGATCCGGCCGTCAGGCTGGTAGGGCGGTAGAAGTAGTGCAGCTCCATGACATAGTCGTCGTTTGGAGCAGGAGCCAAAATGAAGTTGGAGTTGTCGAACTGGGCGTAGTATTTCGGGGCCCCGGTCGTAGAAGCATCCGGATTGTACTCCTGAATGAAGCTGACGTCCTTGAACTCGGCGAAGACCTTGTCTCCGTTGTCACCCATATACGAAAGGGAAAACGGGGCAAGGAAGTCGGCAGGGGCGGCCAGATACTGGTTCCCCACAGTGGCGTTTGCCGTGGCGTTCTTTCGGAACAGGCTCAACTGCACACTCTTGAGAATGCGCTCCTCCGAAAGGCGGATGAACAGCGGCAGGTTGTTGACGAAGGTGGTCTCTGAGGTCTCAAGATAGTCCTGCAGAGCCTGCTTCAGTTGACCGTAGGTAAAGCTCATGTGGTTACCACCGTGACAAATCCGAGGCCTACGACCATCGGGTAAATGATTGCGACCGGCGGGAATACCGTATTACCGACGGAGACGTAGACGTGACCCTCTTCCGGGTCTGGGCGAGGGTTCTTGAGTGCCTGCGGATCAGGGGAGACCTTCGGCGGATAGAGCTGCGGGTGCTTTGGATCGTATTCATCCGGTCCGACCAATGCGCCGGTCCACTCTTTTTGCATGTCGCGCAGCCGATAGCGGACGCCGGAGCGGTCCGAAATCCCCCAAGCCTTTTTGCCTGTCGCGTACATGCGTTATCCCCTCAAGTACGGCCGCCCGGGCTGCAGTTTCAGCGGAACGCGGTCGATGTCCTCGTCTGCCGCGCGCTGGAACTCCTCGTCGTAGACGCTCTTGAGAAGAGCGACCCGCTCAGGGGACCGCTTCATGGCGATGTAGTAGGCAAGGCCTGCAACCATGCACGACAGGAACCGGAAGGGAATATCCGTCGTATTGGTCAGTGAGGCGGCGTCCTCCATACGACGAACGTAGTAGTACCGAATCTGGTCCGTCGAGTTCTCGGGTGTAGCCCAGAGATACAGGGTCGGGGTGATCGTTCGGTCGAGGAAGAACTGGCTCGGTCGGCCCTGCGTGGACTTGTTCGGCAGCGTGAAGTACTCGGTCCGGCTAATCCGGTCGATCTCGTAATCGGTGCCTTGGCGGCGCACGACAACATCGAGAATGTCCACGACGTCGGCAGCAAGAGCGTAAGAGGGGTCCCCGGCTGTGACGGTGAAGAATCCTTCAGCGACGGTCCACAGGTTGAGGCCGCGGTTGGCCCAGTCCGCAAGCATGAGATTCAGGGACCTGCGGGCCGTGCGGGCATCATAGCCCGTGCGAACCTCAAGTCCGCAGCGCTCATACGCCTCTTCGATCATCTCTGCGACGTCCAGATTGAACGTCCGGGTCCCTGACGTGGTCATGTCTTACTTCATGCCCTTCTTAGCGCCCTTCTTGGCACCGGAAGGCTTCATGCCCATAGCCATAGCCTTGCGCGGGCTGATCATGTCAGCCGAGCAGCCCTTGCCACCCTTTTTGCCGGACTTCATCATCACTTCTTCCCCTTTGCGGTTTTGGCGGACTCCCGGAAAGCTTTCGCGGTTGGTGCGCCCTTGGTTCCCGGTTTCCGCATCTTCTCGTCAGAGCCCGCGGCGATGCGCTTCCGCTTGGCGTTGATGTTAGCATACAAGCCAGTCTTTGCCATCCTCTTCCCTCCGGGTTCTGCGATCTGTTGGGCCATACTACCACGGTTCATGTCAGCAGTTCCACGCTCTGAGAGACTTATTGATCCGGCTGTTCGGATCGCGCTTCGTCTTCTCGCTTGTCAGCTTCGCCTTCATCCCGGACATCCGGGCACAGAATGACGCACGTCGGCCTTTGTCTTCCTTAGTCTTCGGGTTCGGAGCCGGGGGCTTCAGGTTCATGCCCTGCGCCTTCGCCGAAGCTCGGCCCTTGGCATTGAGCCCGCCTTTTGGGTCCTTACCCTCCTTGCGTGTCCAAGCTGGACTTTTACCCATCAGAGCGGTCCTCCGTTCTTGACTAGGACCATGATAAACATCGCTGAAGCTTCATTGTTGTTCGAGCTACTCTGGGCTGTTGCCTCAAGGGTGGTCTTCTCAGGAATCGCAAG